ATCTAATACAGACTACACAGAGTATGTGATGTGGGTTGATGGAGGCAACACACCAGAGCCTGCTGATACTCCAAATCCCAATGACATTATAAACGCACAGATTACAGCAATTGAATCCGAGACAGGTGTTGTGCGTGTGGTGCGAGAGATGATGCTTATGGCAATGGTGGATAAGGCCAATGCTGTAGCTGCGGCTTCTGGCGGCACATTAACTGCGGAGGCAATCCTTGCTCATAATGTCGGCTATACGCGAGTTAAGGCTACTGATGACCAGATCAAAATCTTACGGGGCCAACTGACATGATCTACTTAATCCTTTTCTTGTTGTCTTATCCACTCATCGGTGCCTTCTGTCTGTTCTCATTGTTTGTGAAATTCGTAGCTCTGTTCGCAATTGAAAAGCTGGATTTCGCAGGGACACTGCACCCGTCCGTAAAGAAGGTTGGGCTAGTCTTGTTCTTCCGTGGAAAGGTGTTTGATGTCTTCTGCAATATCTTCTACGTCTGGATTATCTTTGGGCAATGGCCTGTGGGCAGTGGTTGGACAGTAACAGAACGTATTCAGAGATTAGTTGATGGGCCTGACGGATGGCGGAAGGATAGGGCTGTTTGGTACGCCGTCAATGCACTCAATCCATTTTGTAGAGTGCCACACATTAAAGGATGTTAAATGATTGACAATGAAACTAAAGAGCGTGCTTTGGCTTGGGCTAACGCAGTAGAGGGAAAAGCTGTAGAGCAAGAAGAGGATAATGTTGTACTTTCTGGTGCAAGGGATTATACAGCAGCTATTAAGATTGCTGTAAAGCTTCTCAAGAAGTACGAGGGACTGGAGTTGCGTTGCTACCCTGATCCAGCTTCTGATCTTTCCAAAGAACTCTCCAAACATGGAATTCTGAGAGCATACATTGACGGTAAGCTTGAACTTCCACCATATCTTGCAAAGCTTAGTGGTGCTCCCCTAACCATCGGCTACGGTGATACTGAGAACGTCAAGCAAGGTGATGTTATTACGCAAGAAGAAGCTGAGAGGCGTCTTTCTGTACAAGTAGGTAAGCGTCTACAGCAAGTGTTGAAGGCTGCTCCTAGCCTCTCAAAAGCCTCAGATGAAGCTATTGCTGCATGTCTAAGTCTCCAGTATAACGTGGGGCAAGATGGATTTGCTGGTAGCACTTGTGTAAAGCGAGTTGAGAAGGGTGACATGGCAGGTGCAGCAGAAGCACTAACATGGTTCAATAAGGCTAACGGTGCTGTGAATCAAGGCTTAGTCAATCGTAGGAATCTTGAGAAGGCTTTATTTCTCAGTGTAAGGGCGTAAGCAGCATACAAATCACCCATCACCCGGTGGTGATGGGGTAGTAAACAACAAGGAAAACTAAGTGGACTATCAACAGACAATTATGCTAATACTCGGTATTGCGTGTGGAATATTGGGGTGGTTTGCTAGGGAGCTGTATGCTGCCACGCAGTCACTGAGAAAAGACCTAACCACACTGGAAGTGAGAATTGGTACGGACTACGTAAGATATGACAGGCTTAGTGATGCGTTGAAGCCCATTCTTGATAGTTTGTATGAAATCAAAGTGTCATTGAAGGATAAGGTGGATAAACCATGAGTGATTGGAAAGAGACACTGAGTAAGCTTGCCCCCACGGTTGCCACAGCAATCTTAGGCCCATTAGGTGGGGCTGCTGTTTCTGCCATTGGCAGTATTCTTGGTATTGACAGCGCCACACAATCCCAGATTAAAGATGCTATTGAAGCTGGGCGATTAACACCGGAACATGTTGCGGAACTTCGCAAGCTTGAGATGCAATATCAATCAGAAGAAAAGGAACGTGGCTTTAAGTATGCAGAACTGGCATTTAAAGACCGGGATAGCGCAAGGGTAAACAATGTGGCAGGCGGCACTCAGAAGATGCTGTTCTGGCTGTCTCTACTATTACTGGTAGTGACACTAGGGACAGAGGTTGCTGTGTTGTTCGTAGGCTACCCAACAACAGTAGAAGATATTGTAGTAGGTCGTGTGCTTGGCCTTATGGACGCTGTAGCTCTCATGGTGTTGTCCTACTGGTACGGTACAAACAATGGGTCTGCTCAAAAGACAGAACTGCTCTCCCAAGCAAACCCAGTTAAATAATTACAGAGTTTCCCTCGTGGTGAGGTTAGCCCAGATATCCTTCACAGGACTCTGGGCCTTTTACGTCTACGCTCCGTACATTAAAACATGCCAACCACCTACATCACCAGTTCGCTTGAGGTAGGCTAGAGCCTCGTCAAACCACTCTTTTCTACATTGCGTAGCACATACTTCGTACAGCGAAAAGTGACAGAGATAGTATCTGTTACCTCTCACGGTTATGCAAGCTCAAGCTTCAAGTCTGCGAACAACGTGCCCTTGTCTACAACATCATCGACTTTCTCCTTAGCTCGCGCAGTAAAGAAGCTCTTGAGTTCTGCTGCCTTGTAGTTACTCCCTTTAGCAGCAGCTTGACACGCAAGTTTAATATCGTTGGTAAGGTCTTTGATTTCTCGAACAAGGTCTGACTCAGTTTCTTCAATGTACTGCTTCAATGAGTCTTGCAAGTCTTTAATCTCTTGCTTGCGCTTAATAACTTCAGCGTCATCCGTAGCCCACTCTTTCAAGATTTCTTGCTTCTTCAGCAAGGAGCGAATGTTAGGTTGAATTTCTTGCGAGTATTGCAAAAGCGTGGTCGTCATATTATTTATTTCCTTGTTTCTCAATAGCTTGTGTACGTGCAAAGAACTGCTCAAAAACTGCTTTCAATCGGCTACCAGATTCATCTGGCTCATAATTACTATCAGAGGCATTGCAACCACCACAAGCTTCACAGCCGGTCTTACAAGGATGCTCACGCTGCAAAGGTTGCTCAAGGCGCTCTGCGTCATGCTTGTAATAGTCTAGTGTGCCACAACCCGAGCAGCCTTCTACAAACACAGCATCTTCTTCCATTTGCTCTACAAGCAATTCATTCGAGATATTCTCAAACAAGAATTCTTCAAGCTCGCTCAATTCCTCGTGCATAACGTAGTCGCCCACGAGAGCATCTGGAGCTTGTGCTACAAGGCTATAGAAGAAATCAATTTCAGCTTGTGTAGAAAGCTTGATGACGAGAGGGCTGAAGTCTGCTGCGAGTGTTCCGTATTCCATTTAGTTCTCCTTTAGGTGCTTCGTTAAATTTGACAAGGGCTTGCTACAATAGCCCTTGTCGTTTCTGTCAATCAATTTGTTGAGCCAAATTTATACTGAGCCATTCGTCCAACAATCTCCTCTTTGGAGAGCTTCATAAGTGCTGGGAAGCCTCCTTCTACGAAGAGGGAGTCTCCGCAGTAGATTTGGGGGACTGTTCTGTGACATTGACTGAGAATGAATTCCTTAGCAACAGGGTCTTCGTCAATCTTCACTGTAGTGTAAGGGACGTTGTAACTGTCTAGTAGGGTGGCTGCTGAGACACAAGCAGGGCACCCGTTCTTGCTGTAAATCGTAAGCATGTTTCTCCTCTGTTAAAATTCCAAATCTTCGTCACCAAGATCGTCCTTGACAACGTTCAGAGCATAGTTGTTACCGTCAGCCTCTTGCATAGCATTCTGGTGCTTGTCAATGTCAATCCAGTTCATCATCCAAGGCAACGGGTTTGTTTCAATACGCTTGTACGGATTGTCAAAGCCAAAATCGTCATAGATAACCTGAGCATTATAGTGTACCCACTCATTCAGCAGAGTTGGATTCAGACCAACAATTGCGCGTCCCTCACTGAACAAGTACTCTGACCAAGACGTTTCCTGAATAATCACCTCTTGCAGCATACCAAGAATTTCATCTTTACATTGTACAAGGGCAGTTTGTCCACGCTCTGTCTGAAGCTCAAGCCGAAGCACTTCTGCGTCTGTAGCAGCGTGGCAAGCAATCTCGTCCAACATGATCTTCTGCACCATCTTACCAATTGACTGGAAATAGCCTTGCTCAACGATTGCAAACGTAGCAGCAAAGGAAGCCATAAATTGCAGACGCTCTAGGATGTACAAAGCAACCATACCCTTGAACACGATGTTGTAAGTTGATTGGTCATTGTGGCGCAAACCAAGTGTATACTCTGCACCAGCTTTCGCCAACTCGTCAAACACACCCACAACCTTTAATGCTCGCTTGATTGTGTTTTCATTCAGCATTACCATCTCAAACACTTCTTTGGTGTCAGGAACACATTGACGAACAATCTCACTGTACGACAAAGCATGAATAACTTCCATATTGGAGTTCTCCATCAACAGTGCCCACAATTCTGAGTTAGTCACAAATGGTGCAAACAAAGGTGCAATAGCACGGCTTGCTACACTATCAAGTTCCCACTGAAAGCTCAGATTCAAGAGCATCGTTTGGTAGATGCTCTTAGGGCAATTCAACAAATCCATGCGCGATTGATCGTGATTGAATTCATTCTCCACCCAGCGTTGCGACACTTGCTGCTTATACAAACTAAACAGCTTTGGGTGATTGACATTCACGCTGTCGTATAACGCAGGGGCTTGCCCCATGAACAAGCTGTACTTACCATCTTTCCACTCTGTATTGTGGATGTTGAACACTGACACTGTTTTCTCCTTTAAAGAGGCCACGCTATGTGGCCTCTGGCTATTACAACGAGCAAGCCTCACAGAAATCAGGCTCACTCTCCAAGATTGACACATCTACGCCAGTGGAGCTATTGACATAGTAACGTGTTTTCATACCCATTTTAGTCATATACAGAAACTCTGTCAACATATCTTTCACAGAAACTTTCCGTTCTGCATCCTTAGCGTACTTGATATACAAGTCAGCACTGATACCTTGCCCTGTGAACTTCTGCACAACAGCATACACATCCATCATGTCCTTAGTGGGGATGTCCCATGCAAGCTCGTAATTATACTTCAAGTTTTCTAAGTCAGGTGCAATGAACAAGTTTTTATTTGTCCCACTCGTCTTCACTACCTTGAAAGCACGGATAGGATACAGTCCGTTCGTTGTGCCGGAACCAACACTACTGGACTCACAAGGCATGTGAGCTTCTAGCACACTGTTCCGTAGCCCACCAACCTCTACGATTTCTTTACGCAATCCTTCCCAATCACATAGCAACTCTTGACCAACAACATTATCAATCTCTTTGTTGGCAGAGTCGCTAGGCAACCAACCATCAGGGTACTTCGTCTTGTTAATCCACTCACAAACACCACGCTCTTTAGCCAACCGCAAAGATGCCTTGTGCAACGAGAAACTGTGACGTTCAGCAACCCTATGGATATACTGCTTACCTGCCTTACTGCTGTACTTAAACCCCTTAGAGGCCATATCGTAAGCAAGATTGGTAATGCCAACACCTACACTACGGCGAGCTTTAGCTGTTGTTTCCAACTGCTTGAAAGGGTACTCCATAATGTCAATAACGTTGTCAATCATCAACAAGCAGTAGTAAGATACGTCCTCGTATTCTTCAGTCTTGACATTACCTTGACAGATTGCGCCAAGACTACACAGACCAATCTCACCTTCACCCTCTGCTTTATACAAGTCCTGAACAGAAGGATACCCAGCAGTTACCAGCCCAATCTCCTGGCACAAGTTTGAAGAGTAGATAGTCTCCTTAAACGGTGTGTGACGGTTCATCTCATCTGTACGGTGCAAATACATTCGTCCTGTCTCTACACCCTCTGTGAGGAACTTAATAGCAATCCCGCGAGCATCCAACACTTGCTTCGGAATACTTGCATCAGCTTCCACGATGGCATATTGCTTCAAGAACTCTGCTTGGTTGCCCTTGTACATTGCCTCATAAAGCTCTGGAGCATCGCCGTAACTGACAAGCATCCAAGATTCATTCTTTGCTACCCGGCGAACAAACTCCTCGTTGTAACCTACAGAATAGTCAATATCCTTGATTTTCTTCTGGTCAATAGTTTGCACGTTCTTGAGAGCCAACAAATCCATAAGCTCTGGGTCAAGAACATTGAAGTGCATCGTATTGGCCCCACCACGGCTGCTCTGCAAGTTAGCCCCCACAACCGCTTGTTGCACACGGTAGTAGGGAAGCTTACCTTGATGCTGGACAGCGCCACCCCTTACCTTGTCACCCTTACTGCGCGACTTGATATGGCTACCAATGCCAGCACTTGCACAGGTCATCATGTAAGCAATATGGTCTTGTGCAGCCAGCGAGGATGCTGTATCCAAAGTGGTTGTTACACAGCAACTTGCATATTGCTTCTTAGGCGTACCAAGATTGATAGAGAATGGAGTTGGTGCGTTAATCTTCTTCTCACTCAAGTATTGGTATAGCTTTGCTACGTCATTCATGCGACGATCTTTTGGCATCTTCTCCATGTTGCCAAGTGCCATACGAATGTACACAAACTGAGGACTCTCATACATCTTGTTGTCTACGCGATCAACAATAGCATACTTGTCCATGATCTGCTTAGTTTCAGTGTAGGTTGCTTGCAGGTCAAGTTTGTGATTGATTACTTGTTCAAGTGCATTCAACTCGTCGTCAGAATAATCCATCTCTGCCCACAGACCAAGAGACGACATTTTCTTGTACATCTCAAACACTGTAGGCTTGTTGCGCCAGTCTCCGAATGCTTTCTTGTACACAGAGCCAATAAACAAGCGTCCTGCCATCTTCAAGTGCTGTGTAGTTTCACGATCAACACACTCGCTAATCATTGCAGATTGCAAATCCTCTGTCGTACATCCATCGAAGCACTTCCGAGTAGCGCCTAGCACAATGCTACCCCACTCTACGTTTAGGCTCGCTGCCCACTCTCCCCAAAGGTTCAGTTTCTCTGCATCAAAGTCTACAATTGTTCCGTCTCGTTTTACAATCTTAGTAATCACTGTTGTCCTTTATGTATTTCTGCGTATTGTTTATAATCAGCCATTGTCTTCAAACTGCCAGCAGAGTTGAAAGCACTCCCTCGAATATGAAAGCACAAATCATTCAACTCTTTGATCTGATACTCCACACTTCCCCATGTAGGCTCGATAAGCTCCTTAGCGAAGCTACGCTCACTATCATCTTCAAGGCTTGCCTGATGGTCATAACTCCGTTGCTTACCACTAAGCTCTCCTAGCTCTCGCGCAAGAGAAGGGTCTTGGTGGGCTGCTGCAATCATGATGTCGGTTAGGTCTGCATAAATGCTCGTCAAATGTTTTCTGTTAAGGCTCATGCTACCAGCCACAACATACCCAACACCTATAACGCCTGACATGTCCCTATGGTTGCAAGCAAAATACTCATACCCGTAGTCCTCATCAAACCCCACTTCAGACAGCACTCGCCAAACATCTTCATCACGATCAATTGATAACAGGCTCACTTCGTTGTATTGAGCAAGCCAAGAAGCTTTTCGTACATCTCTCAAACTCAAAACTTTAGATGGCATGGTGAGCCTCTTTGAAGAAATCAGCAGGCACACAATCTGAGATATCCACCTCTACGAAATTCGAGTGCTTCTTAACCTTACCTTCTTTGTTGCGCAGCACCCAAACTTTATACTTCTGATTAAGACTTGCAGTAAGGTTTGCGTCATACTGTAAAGGTTGTCCGTTAGGGACATACTTGCTGGCATTATTCTCACAGACACGTCGCAAGCCTTCCTTTACATTCATCCCCATTCGTTCTAGGATTTGAAGCTTACCCACAGCAATGTAGAATTCGTCCAAGGCACCGTCAAGCATCTCTACAGCATTCTTTTCTTCTAGTGCTGTAATTGATTCGCTTAGTTCCTCAAATGCTAAACTATTGTACAAGTCTACTGTGTCAATCGTCGGAGCATCCAGTGTCCCACTTACCTCATTGAACATGAGGATTTGTTCATACGCTTTGCTGACTGCTTCTTGCATAACTACTCCTTAAACGGGCGACAACATATTAAAACTCTTCAACCATTCACGAATGTTCTCTGTGAGTGGATAAGACCTATTATAAAGCAATTCTTGTGAGCCTACAAGAAGATTCTCAGTAGTGATGATTGCTCTGACTTCCCCTTTCGGGGATTGGTCAATGTGTGTTGGGAAGCTGCCGTTGCGAGCAAAAGCAACCCCTCCGGTGTGCAGCCACACTACTTGTATTGGCGTTGAGCCAAGTTGTTGCGGGATTTGCCACATCAGGTTTCCTTAGTCGGTTATTTCTACTTGGTAGTTAATCAAAGCTTGGTAAGCCCTGTCGTCAATCTGATCTTTCCACTTGTTTGCCAAATCTTTCAATCGCTTCTCCTTGTGAAACTTATACGCTTCAAACGCTTCATTCACAGTGTTGTATATCCCAATGTGGCTACTATCCCCTTCCTTGTGAAAGGCCAAGTGTGCAATAAACTTCCCGTTTGGTTTGTTGAGGGTAACACCAATAGGATAATCCCCTCTAGCTTTTTCAGACTTCAACATTTGATTATTCAATTCTTGGGGTAAGAAGCAGCAAACGTCTGGATGGTAGTACCTATTCCCCTTTACCAATAAGTCCTTTTCCATAGCCCATCGCTCATTTCCATAGCCCTTTTGCTGTGTTGCCCATGCTGCAAAGTTCTGGTAATTGTGCCAAGGCTCCCAAACAGTTACTCCTGCGTAGTTATACGCTTGCTGTTCAGTTGCAGGGTCGTAGCACCTCTCCAGCATGTTGAGCCACTTCTGGTAAGCCCACACAACCTTTCTTGTACCCTCGAAGCAACCGGCGTAAGGGCCGACGCCTATAAACCCTACCCCACACACCCTTGGTAGCATTAAGTCTTTGACTGTACCTCGGAATAACTGACAAGCTTCTGTAACTGTCTCGAATCCAGTGTCAAGGAATCTGACTAGTACTTCTCTTGTGTTACGGTACTCCACAACCTCAAGTACACCATTCTGCTTCATAGTGTACTTATCACCCACTGCTGGGTACTTAGCATGAGCATCAACAACACACCGCCGCCTAAGCTCTTGCCCCTCTACCACACACTCGTAGCCCGACTCGTCAAACCTCACATGAATCTTCTTACCTGTTACGTACTCTACCACCTCTAACCACAGTCCGCTCTTGTTCTGAAAACGATCGCCAACAAACACTGATTGCCTACTACTCATGTTACCTCCTATTGAAAGCAGAAGTATAACATGAGGTGTCAGATTTGTCAATATAGTCTCTAGAGTGGAAATGCCTCTAGTACAGGGATACCGTCACAAATTAGAGCACAACCAATGATAGGCTTCTTAAGGTTCACGTTGTTGTACGCAAACGCATAACTGTCATTGTCTATAAGGCAACCAACCTGAAGGCTGAAGTACAGGCCCAAGCTGTTCGCCCAATATCGTGTACTGAACTCATTGTGGTGATGGCCTTGCACCGTTGACATCCCTGTTGTCTGTGAGAACTTGATACCATCAGCAGCCTTACCGTGATGGAAGTACACTGGTTTTCCGTCAGGAAGAATAACAGTCAAATCCTCTGTCCACCGCCAACCTTGCCCAACACCGAGCACATCGTTATAGCTCTTGATATGGTGCCGTGGAATGCCGTGATGTTTCGCCTTACGGTGAATCATACTGCCGTGGTTGCTTTCTAGTAAGTCCACGTTCGGAAACATCTCGTGAAGTTCTGCAATAGTTTTTAGTGCAGCTTTGAGTTCACACCCAGCAGACATCAGATCAGGATCAGAGTCATGAAACGCATTGAAGTGATAGTCCAATTCGTCACCTATACAGATCACACGTGTAGGATTGTACTTGTCCTTCAACCCTTGCAGGAATGGAATCATACCTTTTACGTTGTAAGGGATGTGCATATCGCTAATAATAAGAATACGAGAGTTGTCCTGTTCTTGAGTTCCCCCCACTTCATCTTCTACAGCAAGCTGCTTTTCACCCTCGTACTTCCTCAAGAAATCACTCACAGTGCTCTTGCTCACCTTAAGCTGCCGTGCAATAGCTCGCTTCGACATTACGCCTGTGCTTGCAAGCTTCTGGGCAGCAACTTGCCAATCTTCTACAATATTCATTTAATCTCCTTAGACTGCTTATTGTACATCTCAACCAACGCTTTCTTCCTCTGTGTTGCGTTAGAACACTCAGTATAACCATTCTTGTGCAACAACGCAACAACTTCTTTCACAGGGAGCTTCATAGTTTCTATAGCCTGCTTTGCAATGGCAGCTTCTATGAAGGAGATGCCTTGTGATTCAGAATAACTCTTAATCTTGTGACAAGGCTTACAGGCGAGCACCCAATTGTCATTGCAATCTAAAAGGTTGTACAAGAACTGTGTCGAAGTCTCCCAAGAGCTACACGCTCCGGCTTGACTGACATGATCGACTTCCAAATGACTGGCTGCAAAATGCTCAGAACAATAGTGGCATGTCCCAAGCTTCTTAGCTCGCCCTGTGTAACCTTTCGGAGGTGCTCGAAGCTGCGTATTCTTCCATGCGATCTTTGCAGGATACCGACTCCACAGTAAGCGCAAGTGCCCCCGCAAGTATGTGAAGAACGCTACTTTGTTTTTCCAGATGGAAGGGTGCTTTTCCCATGGTTCTTGTTTACTCAACACTATCCCCTATCTCAAGCACCTCAATATAATACTCCACATCACACTTCTGCTGTCTACCTTGCCAATTATCCATAGCAATAACAGCATTAGAGTAATCGTAGAAAGCTTCTACGGACTCTTGTGAGTAGTTTGTTCCGCCCCATGTGGAGCACATGACAATGCTGATTTGTTTCATTACCAAGCCTCCGAATATTCAACAACACCGTATTGATGATACACTCCCATCTGTACGGGATGCTCACTAGCAGAACGAATACGGCCCCTAA